CTTTTTCAGCAGCCATCATGTCTTCCACAGCGCCACCACTTTCGATAGCCTTCAGCGCCAATTCCAGCGCCTGACGTTGCTTGTTCATGCCTGCCCCTCAATGATTTCAATGGCCAGCTCCATCGCGTGGTGCGCGTTGGCGTTGCCCAGTTCCAGCAAGTTGCTGGCGTAAATGGAGAGTATTTTGACCACATTCGCACGCTCGACCCGCATCGCCAGATCGGCAAAGTGGGCCAAATCGTCGATGTAGGCTTGACTGATGTGGATGCTGTCAATGTCGGCGCTGTCGATGACGCCCGACTGCATCGCAAGCCTGATAATGCTTTCTTGATCAATCACAATAGTTCTCCTTTATGAGCATTCCGATCATTTTTTGTGCTCGTTCCAGCACATCGCGGCGATTGCCTGACCAGCTGGCGATGTACTCCAGATCGACCTTGCCGTCCTGAATGACCGTGACGCGCACAGATCCCTGACTGGGGTAGTGCAGGCCGTCATTGCCATTCTGGCCGATGATGTCCATGCGGCGTTCCTCGGGATGCCAGCACAGTTCCCGGCACTCGCCCTCTGGGAACGTGCAGCCTGCGATGGCGCAGAGTTTAGTTGCCACAGTTCACCTCGCCTTTGCGGTACGCGGGCCAAAGGCCATCGGCCACCATCTGGCAGTAGTGGGCCTCGGCCTTCTGTTCGTCGTCCATGATCATGGAGCCGACGAGGCCCCAGAAGATGGCGACAAGGACGGCCAGCAGCAAGTGGCGCTTGGTTTCGTTTTTCATGTTTTGCCTTCCGCGTTGTTGATAAACATAAGTTAAGCTGAACTTAACATTACGTCAAGGCCTCAACGCATCAAGTAGTGCATTTTGTTGCGCATCTTTTTGACCCAGCACTGCCATCACTCGCTCGTCGATACAGCCCGAGGCCACAAGGTGGACAATCCTCACCGGCCGCGTCTGCCCCTGGCGGTGCAGGCGGGCGTTAAACTGCTGGTACATCTCCAGCGACCAGCTCAGGCCGTACCAGACGCACAGCGCGCCGCCTTGCTGGAGATTCAAGCCGTGGCCTGCGCTGGCGGGATGGGCCAGCAGCATGGGTATCTCGCCGGCGTTCCAGCGGGCAATCGTGGCCGGCTCCTTGTCCAGCACCACGGCATCCGGAAAACGCTCGCGTATGCGGGCGAGGTCGGACTTGTAATTGTAGGCTACTAGCACCGTTTCGCCGGGGTTGTCCTCGATGATCTCGGCCAGTGCATCGAGCTTGACGCTGTGGAGCGCCGACCAGTTGCCTTTGTCGTCGGTGTAGGTTGCGCCGTTGCACCATTGCAGCAACTTGTTCGCCAGCACTGCTGCGCTGCTCGCCTCAATCTCCTGCCCGTCTGGCAGTTCGGCCAACAGCGTGCGCTCAAAGTCCAAGTAAGCCTTGAGGACAGCTGGCGGCAGGTAGACCGGCTCCACCAGGTCGATGCGCTCGGGCAACTCTAGGTAGTCGCTGGCGGCCATGCTGATCCATGAGTCGGCGAGCAGGGCGTGGATCTTCTCGGCAGCTCCGGCCTTTGGCGTGTGCTTGTAGCCCATGAAATCCGAGTCGAAAAAACGCTGCTTGTACGCCGTGTACGTCTTGCCCAGCGCTGCGCCTTGGTCGATCAGGTACTGCTGCGCCCAGAGGTCGAGCAAGCTGTTGGGGGCTGGCGTGCCGGTGAGCAGCACCATGTAATCAATCATCGGCAGCACGCGCCGCAGGGCCTTCCAGCGCTGCGCGGCCTGCGACTTGAAGCTGCTCGACTCGTCGATAATGACGGCATCAAAGGGCCACTTTGTTTTGTAATGCTCGACGAGCCAGGGGACGTTCTCACGGTTGATAACGTAGACGTCGGCCGTCTTTTGCAAGGCCGTCAGGCGCTGGCGCTCACTGCCAGTGCAGACCACAACTTTGAGGCGGCGCAGATGCGCCCAGTCGCGGGCCTCTTGCGACCAGACGGCGTTTGCCACGCGCAACGGTGCGATGACCAGCACGCGATCCACCATGCAGCCATCGAGCAGGTCAGCCGTAGCCGTGAGCGTCGAGACGGTCTTGCCGAGGCCCATTTCCAGCGCGAGGCCACAGCGGCGTCGGGTCTTGATAGAGTCCACCGTCCGGCGCTGGTAATCGTGCAGATTGTCACGGAAAAGCATCAACGGCCTCCATGGAGTCAATAACCCGCACGTCGCAGCCCAGCGCTCGGCGGCGCTCATGGTCGCGCTGTTGGTTCTCGGTTGGTTTCGCGCCTGGGGCTTTCAGCTCGACGAAAATGATACGCCCACCGGGCAGCGTCACGATGCGATCCGGGACGCTGCGCTTGTTGGGACTGGTGAACTTCTCGGCCATGCCGCCAAGGGCCTTCACGCGCTTAATTAGGGCGTGTTCGATGTGCTTCTCTAGCATTCCACGTCCATCCACTGATGATGCGGCACACGGCCGCCTGACTGATTGCGTACTTGGCGGCGAGTTGCTTTTGCGTCAACTCGCGGGAGAAGTACGCCTTTCGGATTTCCTCGGCCTTTTCTCGTGTCATGTGCCGGTATTTGCTCATCGGCTTACGCATACCCAACCTCCAGCAGCAACTCCTGCGCCGCCTTGATGTACACGTCATGGTTCACGTCATCGGGAAAGCCGCCCAGCTCCATCGCCGGCCTCGCACCGCCCGAGTTCGGCACGCGGTTGGAGTTCGTCGCGTAGTGGATGCACTCGTCAGGCGGTACGGCCGTGGAGTGATAGAAGCGCACCGCCTTGCCCAGGCGCTCATGTCGCCACACCGCGCCGCCTTGCACGCGCCGGATGGTGACGAACTGGGCAAGATCGATGCAGCCGTGGATCGTGTCCTCGATGGGCGTGCCTTTGGCGATGAGCTGCGCCACAGCGGTGTAGATGATCTGACCATCGGGGTTTTTGGCGAGGCTGGCGGGCGCGAAGATGCCCTTACCCTTGATCTTTCCGTCAGTCCTCACAGCGACGTAATTGTTCACGTCGCGGCTGGCTATAACCTTATAGGCGGTTCGCTCAAGCTGATATGACGTGTCGAGCATCCAATCAAAGGTGATCTCGTCCACTGCGTCAAATTGCGTCTCGCTATGGTAGACCACAATGCCGTCAGTGTTGGCACTCACGACCCGCACACCTGCGCTCTCCAGTCGTTCGATCAGCATGAGCAGCGCAAGCTGGCCAGTGATCGTGGTCTGAATCAGCAGCTCGGGCGCGTAAAGCGTACTGTACTTGCTGCCGAACTTGCCGAAACTGCCGTTGAGCGTGATCTTGAGCGTGTCGGCTGTGACCTTATCGCCGGAGCGCTTCGCTTCCAGGCGGCGACGGATCAGCGACTGGTACAGCGTCAGGAACGGCTTGCCGAAGGCGTTGGGCGCGAGCTGCTGTTGCATGATGATCGACGGGTAATAGCTGGCCACATCATAGTCGGCCAGCACCATATTGCCTTCGGCCCGGATGCACTGGCGCTGCTCGCAGGAGTGCAGGCCGCCAATGCCCATCTGATAGTCGGCCTGCCCGATCCTGATGCGCGACTCTTTCAGCCACGCCGGCATCTGGACGGAGCCGTTCGGCCCCAGTTGCCAGCGCTCGGCCAGCAGGCGCTCGAAACGCTCCTGCAAGTCTGCGGTCTGAAAGCGGATGATCTTAGGGTCGCGGTACTTGAAGGCAAAGCCGTCCTTGACCTCGGGCTTGCGGTACTCCTTGCCGGTGATCTTTTCCATTTCATGCGTGATCAGCTTCTCGGCAATCTGCGCGTCGGAGAGACTGCGAAAGTCCATGCCGTACTGTGCGCCCATATCCACGCGCAGGTCGATCTGGGCCTTGAGCGCCTTGTACAGCAGGTGCGTGGTGTGCAGATCGTTCTCGCAGTATTCGCGCACGATCTGGCGCTGCTCTGGCGCGATGCGTGCGTCCGGCTCAATGGGCAGGTCTTGCATCTTCAGGGCGTTGAGCCGGCCGCCGTAGATTTTGAGGCTGGACTGACCCGGCGCGACTTCGATCAGGTCGATGTGATCCCAGTCCGGTACGCGCAGCTCATGCGCCTTGAGGATGCGCCAGATTGATTCGTTCGATTTAATGATCTTGTCGGCCAGTGCCTTGAGCTGGGCGATGCTGTACCCGGCGTTGACAGCAGCGGCAAGCAGCGGCAGGTCGAAGTGGTTGCCGTTGAAGCTCATGGTGACGTACTCGGCCATGAGCTTGCGTAGGCGTGGTTTGTTAATTGGCTGGCCGTCGAAGGCCTCAATGTGCGTGATCTTTCCCGTCTCGGTGTTGAGCGCGGCGACGAGGAAATAGTCCGAGTAAATCTCAGTGTCGATGATGAGCATGAGGGGTAGCCTCTATTTTGTCTTTTTTTGTTTTTTCAATTCAAGGTATTTACCATAGGCTTCGCTTTTGGGTTGTGTCAAACCAAGGCCTTTGCACCACCAATCATTTCTAAGCAAAACCTTTGCCATTCTTCGCCATGAAGGCGCCCAATATTTTTTTTCAAGTTCTCTCGGAGCAAAGTCAGGAATACCTTCTCGGTATCCTCTTTTGTGCCATCCTAACAACCATTCGTTAAATTTTTTGGTGTAATGCGTTCTTGTAACTTCAGGCATGGTCGCCAAAAGCAAGTTTGTAAATGACCTCCATGTATGTCCTGGTGGCAACGTAACCTTGTTGTATCCATTTATGTTTCCAGTTTCTTCTATATACAACGCGCCACTATTTGCGCCATTTACACGAGCGACTACTCTTCCCCACGTTTGCGGCTCAATCAAATGATATAACCATAAGCCTCGACGCTGATCGTCACCATAAGGTTGACACAGCCTCATTTGATGTAGCGATACTCCTGCCAATTGCATTCGATCGTAAACTTCGTTGTGAGGCTTATTTGGGAACGCAGCGTGATACTTCCAAATGTCGGTAACATGCCAATCGTATATTGGGTACACGTTGTAAACTTCGTCCACAACTTTGGTTGTCCACCTCTTACCAAAGTGAGTTTCTTTATCCCATATAGCAATCGTGCGAAAGCGATTCAGACTTTCATCAGCGCGTATACCAATGAATGCGGCTGTTGTTCGACCTTTCCCATACCAGACGGCAAACAGTTCAATAAATTCCTCAAACTCCATTCGCGGCTGGAAAAAATCAAAATAGGATGGATCGGAAATTATGCCCAATCCCTTCGGCATTGGACGAACCCAATCTTCGCGTTTTTCAGGGTCCCAAGCGCACCAAACAGGTTCATAGTTGCTAACCGCGTTTCGTAGTTTTATAGGAAGGCAAACCCAATAAATGTCTATATAATTTGCGTACAATTTAAACATTTCTTCGGCGTGCTTGATAGTAAGTAGGTATTGTGCCTCCAAATCAATCAACAGTACGCCAACCTTGCGTTTACGTTTGATTGCTTCGTCCATGACAAGGTGAAACATTACGCTAGAATCTTTACCAGCGCTGAAACTGATATAAACTGCCTCAAAGTGGTCAAAGGTATAGCGGATTCTGTCGCGTGCCGCTTGCAGCACATCGACACCAATGCGTTTTTTGATTGCAGCCATTAGTACAACTCCGCTTCGGTTCTGCCACCTGCTTTTTCGTAATCAACTTCTGTACGGCCATTGGCAACAAGCCATTTATTAAGATACTCCAGTGCCAGCGCATCAGCAGCTTGTTTTTCCTGTTCGTTTAATCTGTGATACCCACCACGACATAATGAAGGAATACGAAGCGCGTATGCGACACTTGCTTGACCAAGCCAAGCAATGCGGTTCATGCGTTCATTAGTTAGGTAATGCTCGCATGAATAGCGCCATTCAGTTGTAACGCTTTCCAGTGCGGAGCGGAAAAGTTCAAGGTTGGCCAAAAACTCTCGGTACTTTTCTTCGCCTTCCTCCGTTGTCATGTTTTCGCAACGCTCTGCATAAAACCCGGCGGTAAAACATTCCCACTTTTCCCATGTGTGATACACGCGACCTTTATCGTCGCTCTTAAAGTCTGCAATTACATCAGTTATTATTTCTCCAATAGCATGGTCGCCTTTGTCAACTTCCCAAGCTTCGGAAAACGACTGATCTTTAAAGGCTTCGGCCAATCCGGTGATCTGGCACAAACGCAACACTTCGTCAGCATCCATGCCAAGATTTTTTGCGATCTTCTCATCGGACCAGTTGCGGCGCTTGAGTTCAATCACAATGTCGGACATGGCCTCAACCTTGTGTTTTCCACGCGCCCGATTGTGCCGAATTGTCGCCGCCATGCGGTCGGTCTTGTCTTCCTGGCTGGCGCGAATCTGCACCAATGGCAAATAACCATGGACCCGCGATTGAATGTCGGTGCACTCTTTTCCTACGCGGTGTCGGTGGAATCCGTCAATAACCTCATACATATTATCGTGATTCATAGACACAATCGGCTGTGTGTAGCCGTCAGCGTCAATGGATACCCGCAAAAGTTCCATTTCAGGAGGGGCAACTGAATTGGGGTTATAATCGTTGGCATGAACTTTGTCGTTTTTTACCCACTTCACAAAATCAACAGGTTGTTGTTTGAAAGGGCTGACGTTATGAATACTTTCTCTAATAGTATTTATCGCATTTATTTTTTCATCTTGAGATAATTTTTCAATGTAAGAAACTATCTCAACGATACTTTCTTGAAAGTTAAAAGTTTTTGAAAATAAATCTATTTGTTTCATAAATTCTCCGAGGAGGGGTAGCCTCTAGGTGATGTGAAAAGGGCCGGAGTGACCGGCCCTGTTAGCTTAGAACGTGTCGTCGTCTCCGTCATCGAAGCCGTCGAACTGATCCACGCTGATGCCGCCGTCACCGAACGGTTCGCCGTCACGGACGAACTGGACGCCATCAAGCTGGGCGTTCACGCGCTTGCCGTAGGAGTTGTTCTGCGCCCACAGCGTGATGATCGCGTTGACGTAGCAACCGGCGTAGACAACGTTATCGTCCTCGGTGATGGGCGTCTTGTCGCGGTTGATGACCATCGGGCGTTTCTTGGTGGACGCCTTGATCGTCATCTTGCCCTGATACTCGGGGCGCTCCATTTCGTCGCCGTCCTTGAGGCACAGCTTGTCAGACGCCAGCTTGACCTTGAGTTCTTTCTGGAGCTTGGCGATCGCGCCTTCGATCTCCTCGATCTGCTTGGCGTGTTCCTTTTTGTCGAGGATGAACGTGGCTTCAAACTTGCCGGTGGATTCACCGCCGAAGCTGGCCATGTTGAACAGGCTGGGGAAGGAGAGGCGTGCGGAAGGAATCTTGATTTTCATGTTTTGACCTTTTTGGTTGTAGCGTTTTGGTTGAGCCGTTGTCGGCCTGTTAAGTCTAACTTACTGGTCGAAGCTGTCAAAGGCATCGGCAGATTCTTTTACGAACGACGGGCGCGGATCGTCCACCGACACCAGCGTGGGCTTACCCTGGGGCTTCTCCACAAGGTCGCTGATCTCGGCGGTGCGCTTCTTGCCCAGCGCTTTCTCGGCCTTGGCGACCGAGAGCAGCTTGCGCTCAAACGCTTCCTCGCCCAGCAGTGCCGTCAGACGCTTTTCGGCGCTGGCATCGTCGCACCACTGCCGCAGGCTGCGGCCTTCCACCAGCTTATGCCCGGCGAAGGCATCGCAATTCTCGTAGTAGATCGTCTCGCTGATGTAATGTTCGACGGCATCCAGCCACGAGACGATGAGTTTCTTTGCGGCCATGGCGCGTTGTAGTTGGTCTTGCGTGAGCTGATCAGGGTTTGTGGTGTTCATCGCGTCCAGATCCGTCATCAGCACATCTTCGGCCAACTTGTTGAGCGCTGGGCAAGTCGGCTTAGCCTTGCAGTATTTGCACTGGTCTTCGCCGGGCGTGCGCTCGGCATCAGGTGACAGCGCCAGCGCGGCACGCTCGCGCACCCACTCGCCCAGCTCCAGCAGTTGGCTGCGCGTCAGCGTGTAGGTGTCGATGTGGTCGAGGCGCGGCTGCACGATGTGGAACCGGAAAGTGTGCGTCTCGACCAGCTCGTCCTCGATGGCTCCCAGCATGTAGAGGATGCCTTGCGTGTTGCCCTGCGCCGAGACGATGTTCTTGCCGTACTTGAGATCGAACACGTCCACGGTGCCGTTGCCGTAGATGATCGTGTCGGCAGTGCCATACCCGTCCGGCACCCACTCGGAGAAGTTCAGACGCTTCTCGGTGTAGCGCTCGGTCTGGGGCGTGTAGAACTGGCCCACATAATCAAGATAACACTGCACGCCTTCGGCCATTTCCTGAGTGGCGGTGATGGCGTTGTACTCGATGAGCTGGCAACCCACCCAGTCAAACGGCGACTCGCCGTTGATCGCGCAGATTTCTGCCAGCTCATGCGTGGCTGAGCCTTCATCAGCGAAGATCGACCGCGTGTCCGGCAGGCCTTCCTCGGCCTTGACGGAACCGGAGCAGGGTATCCAGCGGACGGAGCCGCTGGCCGATAGTTTGGCGTGTTGCTTCATTGCATCGCCTCCAGCGCCGCCTTGAGTTCAGGCAGGCGGCGCGCTGGCACTTTGCTGAGTGTCTTGGCACCGTCGAAGGTGGCAATCAGCGCCTTGATGCGTGGCTTGATGTCGGCGTTGGTTTGCACCATCGCACTGCACAGCGCTTGCACGTCATCGACGGTCAAGGGCGCTGGGGCTGGCGTGGGAGTCGGGGGCGTTTCGGGCGCTGGGGCTGGGGCCTCGACCGTCGAGACGGTGACGACCTCGGGGATGACCGGGGTGGCCGGCAGGGTAGCATGGGCCACGCCCAGCAAGGTGGCGGTCAGGCTGTTGACAGCCTGGCGCAGATCTACGATCTCGGTCCGAAGGGCCTGAATTTCGGCTTCTAGCATTGTCGTTCCTTTTGGTTTTCGTTTTGGCGGTTTTGTTAAGTCGCGCTTCACGCATGAGGGATACTAGGCTAGTATTAAGCTGTAGTCAACATTCTGAGGTGGCAGTATGAGCGCGATAGATAAGATGGTGGAGTTCTTCGGCAGTCAGGCCGAGGTGGCCAGGACGTTGAAGGTCAGCCCGTCGGCGGTGACGCAGTGGCTGCAAGCTGGGGCAATTCCCGCCCAACGTGCTATACAAGTAGAGGCCCTGACCAAGGGACAAATCAAGGCGATGGAGCTGGTCGCTCAAGTGCCGCATTAAAAGAAAGGCCCCAAGCTGCAACCCTTGAGGCCATTCATCACACACAACACAAGGTCAATTCTAAACCATGAACTCCGAACGTACCACGGTGTCACACGTTTTCAATGTTTTCCCGGTCAATCTGATTCACACCAAGGGCAAGGACAAGCCCGAGAAGCGGCCTGCCGTGAAGGGCTGGCAAACTCACATGGCCAGCGTGGCCGATCTGGCCTTCTCGCAAAACATCGGTGTCGGCGTTCCTGCCGGCCATGTCTTCATCGACCTTGATACTTACAAAGGCGTTACCCGCGAGGCCGTCGAGGCGGCGCTTGGCGTGGCGCTGCCATGGGATGACGCGCTGATTCAGCGTACCGTCTCCGGTGGAGAGCATTATTGTTTCCGGTTGCCAGACGGTGCCAAGGTGCGGCAAGGCTCGTCAGTGCTGGGCGTCTCGGGCCTCGACACTCGCACGCATGGCAAGGGCTGGATCTGCACCGGCGAGGGTTACGAAGACTTGACGCTTTTGGGGATGCCCGAGGCGGTGTTCATGGAGTCGTGGCCGTTGCTGCCAGCCGAGGCGGTGGAGCTGATGCAGGACGGGCAGGTACTGGTGGACAGTGCCAGCAAGGAGCCGCTGGGCTACACCGACGACCAGCTGCGCGAGATCCTGTCAGTGCTTGACCCTGCGCCTACTGCGCGTGAGGACTGGCTGGCCGTTGGCATGGCCCTGCACCACGAGACTGGCGGCAGTCGTGAGGGCTTCCGGCTGTTCAATGAATGGAGTAGGAGCAGGGACGAGGTTGGCGAGTTGCGCTACGCCCAGTACAAGGTCGAGGATGTGCGCAACGCCTGGCAGAGTTTCAAGCGCCGGGGTAGTGGCGCGGTGACGACTGCCCGCACGCTTCGGATGATGGCCTCGGAGCAGGGGCTATTCATCGACCCTGACCCGGTGAAGGTCGAAGACTTCGACGTGTTCGTTTGTGAGACATTGCCCGAGGATCATGTCAGCGTTTCGCTGAAATTCAAACGTGACAAGAAAGGCAAGATCGAGGCCACGATGGAAAACTGCAACGTGGCGCTGCGGGCGCCATCGTTCTGCGGCATCGAGATCCGGTTCGATCAGTTCCGCGACGAGATCATGTTTGTGCCGGAGGGCGGTACAGACTGGCAGCAGTTCACCGACGCCGACTATTCCAGGCTGCGGATCAGGCTGGAAAAGCAAGGCTTCAAGCCTATCGGCCGTGAAATGATCCGCGATGTGGTGCTGCTGGTGGCCGATGAAAACCCTTTTGACTCGGCAGTGGAGTGGCTGTCGGGGTTGCACTGGAACGGTGTCGCCAGAGTGGACAACTTCCTTGTGGACTACTTCGGGGCTGAACCCAGCGAGTACACCACGGCAGTGTCGCGGTACTTGTGGACGGCGCTGGCGGGGCGTGTCATGGCTCCAGGTATCAAGGCCGATATGGTGCCGATATTGGTCGGGCCGCAGGGCGCTGGAAAGTCCAGCGGGGTGGCCGCGATGTCTCCGGCTCCAGACTTCTTTGCCGAGATTTCCTTCCATGAGCGCGAGGACGATCTGGCCCGCAAGATGCGCGGGCGCTTAGTCGCCGAAATCGGAGAGCTGCGCGGCCTGCACACCCGAGAGCTGGAGCATATCAAGGCCTTCATCACCCGCACGCATGAAAATTGGATTCCCAAATACCGCGAGTTTGCTGTCACGTTTCCGAGGCGGTTGGTGTTCGTCGGCACCACAAACCAGCAAGAGTTCCTGGCCGATGAGACGGGGAACAGGCGCTGGCTGCCGGTGAAGGTAGACGGTGCTGATGTCGAGGCCATCGAGCGCGACAGGCTGCAATTGTGGGCGGAGGCGAGGGGGTTATTTGAGGCCAACGGCATCGCATTCCGAGAGGCCGAGGCACTGGCGAAGCAAGTTCACGACGACCACATGATCAAGGATTCCTGGTCGGAAGTGGTCGGCGCGTGGCTCGACGAACAGGATATTTTGACCGGTGAAATCAACCGCGAGAAAAAACTGATCACCAGTATGGAAGTGCTGACCGATGCGTTGAGCTTCGACAAAAAGCACATCAGCCGGCGCGAAGAATTAAGGATAGCTAAAGTTTTGCAGGGTTTGGGGTTTGAAAAGGCGGTCAGCCGCCCAAATGGCAAAAATGTGAAGGGTTGGCGGCTAAAAGTGCCGTTTTGAGGGGTTTGCTACCGATGCTACCGTTCTGCTACCGTTCTTTTTTAAGAGTACGGTAGCGCTCAGGCCCATATTCCATGCGGGTTTGAGCCTTCTGCTACCCTTGCTACCGTTCTTTTCTACTAACAAGGGTAGAGAAAATAAAAGAGTGATTTTTAGGGGAGTGGGGGGGTCTGTATAAAGCTGGGGGTAAACAATAGAAAAAGATCGGTAGCATCGGTAGCATCGGTAGCAGGTCGCGCCACGTCTGGCGTCCAGCGCTACCGTTCTTGGTCGAAAGATCGGTAGCAGACCGGTAAACAAAAATAGACTTTATGGGAATGAAACGATGAGCAGTTGGGGCACCGTAGACCTTCACGGCGAGACGAGAATAGAGCGACCGGCATCGACACGGACGGCCATGCAGCAAAAGGAGGCCGAGCGTCAGGAGATCCTGTCGGCGGTCGAAATCTTCCTGTCGCAAGGGGGGTCAATTAAGACCATACCCTCAACGATCAGCAAAGAAGCTCAACTGGGCGATATGAGAACGGGCAAGATCCAGACCATCAGCATGGCTGGCATCGCCAAGCGCTGGGACGTGCCAGTCCGAACCATGCCGTCGATACTGGCCAAGTGGCCCACACTCATGTACATCATGGGCGGGACTGATCGGCTATACTCTCTGGCAGACATAGAGCGCGTCGAAAAGCAACCTGGCTACAAGCTGCACAAAAGCACTACATGAGCGACATCATCGGACGGACAGTCGGCGCGATACTGGTGGCCCTGCTGCTGCCAGTCGTCTTCATCGTGTTCGCGCTGGTGTGCATTGTGGCGATTGTCCGAACGATGACCGAGAAACCCAACGATCCGGAGTATTGGGAATGACCAAGCCTAAGCAGAAGGCCGCCGCGCCTAAGCGGAAGCCAGGAACGCCCCATCCCGACAAAAACCAGAAGATCGAAATAGTCCTTGATCTGATGTCCACTGGCGGCGCTCAGAGCTGCTACAAAGCCTGTCAGGCCGCTGGCGTGGCGATCGGTACGTTCTACGAATGGGTGAACTCGGACGCGCTGCTTGCCGAAAGGTACGCGCAGGCGCGTAATTCCCTGATCGAGCATATTGCCTCTGAGGCAATGGCAATTGCCGATGAGCCGGCGGCGCTTTTGCCGACTGGCGCAATCGACTCGGCGGCTGTTCAGAAGCAACGACTGCAAATTGATACCCGCAAGTGGCTACTCTCCAAGCTGGCCCCGAAGAAGTACGGGGACAAGATCGAGGTGTCTGGTGATGCCGAGAACCCGCTGGCCATCAAGACCATCGAGCGCGTTGTGGTGAAGCATGGCGAAAGCTGAAACGCTCCAGATCCCAACGCCTGAATGGGTGTTGCCGCTGCTCAAGCCTTCCCGATACAAGGGCGCTTACGGCGGGCGAGGATCTGGTAAGTCTCATGCCTTCGCTGAAATGGTCATAGAAGCGCACGTCATGGATCAGAAGCGCAGAACGGTCTGCGTGCGTGAAGTGCAGAAGTCCTTGGCCCAGTCAGTCAAGCGACTGTTGGAATTGAAAATCGAGGAAATGGGCGTCTCGGACTATTTCATTGTGCAAGAGGCCGTCATCAAGTCCAAGCATGGCGACGGCATGATCCTGTTCCAAGGGATGCAGAACCACACCAGCGACAGCATTAAATCGCTTGAAGGCGTTGATTGTGCATGGGTCGAGGAAGCACAAAGCCTTAGCCAGCGAAGCCTTGATATGCTCCGGCCCACGATCCGCAAGCCCGGCAGCGAGCTGTGGTTCACCTGGAACCCACGCGAAGCATCAGACCCGATTGACGTACTGCTGCGCGGCTCGACGCCACCGCCTGACGCCATCGTGCTGGAGGTCAACTGGCAGAACAACCCATGGTTTCCCCAGGTGCTGCGCGATGAGATGGAGTACGACCGAGGCCGCGATCCTGACAAGTACGCGCACGTCTGGCAAGGCCAGTACCTGCAAAACAGCGAGGCCCGCGTGTTCCGGAACTGGCGCATCGAGGAATTCGAATCACCGCCAGACGCGGTGCATCGCATGGGCGCAGACTGGGGCTTCGCTGTCGATCCCACGGTGCTGGTGCGCTGCCATATCGTCGGCCGCACGCTTTACATCGACCACGAAGCCTACATGGTCGGCTGTGAGATCGTGAACACGCCCGATCTGTTCATGCAGGTACCAGAGGCCGAGAAGTGGCCTATCGTGGCCGACAGCTCGCGGCCCGAGACCATCGCGCACATGCGGAAACACGGTTTCCCGAAGATCATGGCGGCCGTCAAAGGGCCGAAGTCGCTGGAAGAAGGCATCGAATGGCTCAAGAGCTT